AAACTAATGGACGAGCTAGCCTTTTTAAAAATCGAAATGACAGGACTAAAACAGCACGTGAAAGAATTTGGTTCTGTTGATGAGATGGAGCAAGGGGAATATACAATCCTACGAACGAGTCCATATTATAAAAACTATTTGGATGCTGCTAAAACCTACACAACCATTTATAAACAGATCCTTGATTTGTACCCAAAAGAAGTGGCTGTGTCGAAATCAAACGAACTCGACGACCTACAATCCTTTTTGAAGAAGCATAGCAAATGAAGAACTACATAATTGAGTACTACGAAAAGATTCAAAGCGGTGAAATTGTAGCTTGTCGTCGAATTAAGCAGCAATACAAAAAATTAGTGGACCAAATAAACAACCCTATTGAACCTTATGAGTTCGATATTGAACTAGCGAATAAACCTGTTGAATTTATCGAGACCTTTTGTATGCAGGCACAAGGGAAAAACATGGGTAAGCCTCTTAAACTCGACTTATTTCAAAAGGCTAAACTACAAGCAATCTATGGTTTTGTTGATAAAGAAAGTCGCATGCGTCAATACAGAGAGGTTATTGATATTCGTGGACGTAAAAACGGAAAGACAACAGAAAACTCAGCCATCTCACTCTTTATGCAAGTTGGTGACGGGGAAGGCTCAGCTGAGTGCTATTTTATCGCTACAAAATTAGACCAAGCGAAAAAGGGCTTTAACGAAGCGTATAAAATGGTTTCTCAAAGTCCATTGCTTTCCAAATACATCAAGAAGCGTAAAACGGATCTATATTTTGCACCGACTTATTCTTCTATTCAACCACTAGCTTCAGATTCTAATAGTTTGGACGGTTTAAACAGCCACTTTGTAACCGTGGACGAATTAGCAGCCATTAAGGACCGTAATATTTACGATGTTATGAAGCAGTCGACTTCTTCAAGGGACCAAGCATTAGTTAGTTCGATTAGTACAAATGGATTTATTCGAGATTCTATTTACGATTCACAATACGCCTATGCTTGCGACGTTTTGGACGGAAAGGTTCAAGATAGTCGCTTTTTAGCGTTTATCTACGAACTAGATCACCGAGATGAGTGGTTGGATGAAAGTTGCTGGATTAAAGCAAATCCAGGCTTAGGCACGATTAAGAAAGTAGAAGAATTACGTTCTTTTGTCGAAAAAGCAAAAGTTGATGCTTCCTTCAAACCTACGGTAATGGTGAAAGACTTCAATATGGTAGAGAATAGCTCAACTGCATGGCTCACAATGGCGAAACTAGAAAACAAAGAAACGTTCAACCTTCAGGAAAAGGCCTTTGATTATGCAATCGGTGGTTTTGATATGTCGGAAACGACCGATTTAACAGCAGCTTGTATTATTTGTCGAAAGCCAGATGATGAACAAATATTTGTGAAGTCGATGTTCTGGCTACCGAGTAGAACTATTGAACAAAGAGCGAAAAACGACGGCATCCCATACGACCTATTCGAACGGCAAGGGCTCTTACGTACATCTGGAGAATACAAAATCGATATGCGAGACGTTTTAAAGTGGTTCGTTGAGATGCGAGAAGAGTTTGATATTTACGTTCCTTGGATTGGGTATGATCCTTGGCATGTGTCCGATTCCTTATTAGAAGAGTTTGAAGGGTCCTTCGGAAAAGATTCGATGATTAAGGTTAGACAAGGGGCAGTTACTCTAAGTACGCCGATGAAAAACCTAGAAGCCGACCTAGAAGCGAAATTAATTAATTATGACAACAACAATCTTATGAAAATGTGTTTAGCCAATACAGAAATTAAAGTCGATACGAACGGAAACATCGCTCCAGTAAAAGGGCGCGATTTAAGAAAGCGCATTGACGGTACTATCGCACTTTTGAATGCTTATACCATTTATCTAGATAAGAAAAACGAGTATTTAAACATGATTTAAGGAGGTGAGAAAAATAAATGGGATTATTTGAAAAAATGTTTGGAAAAAAGAATTCACCTAGTACAACACACTTCGAACTTATCAATGATTCAGGAGGCGGTTTTTATAGTTGGGAAGGAAAACTATACAAATCTGATGTTATTCGTTCAGCTATTCGCCCTAAAGCTACCTCCATAGGAAAATTGGTAGCCAAACATGTTCGTGATAATGCAGAGGAATTCAAAATCAATCCGAATATTCAAATTAAATTCTTGTTAGAAGAACCCAACGCGCTGATGAGTGGCCAAGTTATGCAAGAAAAATTAGCAGTACAGTTGGAATTGAATAATAACGCCTTTGCTTATATCAATCGAGACGAGCTAGGTTATGCGGTTGAAATTTACCCTTTGCCAGCTTCTTCTGTACAAGTTGTGGAAGGAAGTTTAGGGGATATCTTTTTGAAGTTTTATTTTAACAACGGAAAGAACATGACCATCCCTTATGACGATATCATTCATTTACGAAAAGACTTCAATAATGATGATTTCTTTGGCGAACATCCAGGAGAAGCATTAAAAGACTTAATGGAAATCGTCAATACATCCGATCAAGGCATTATTAAGGCAATAAAAAATAGTGCCATTATTAAATGGATATTAAAGTTCACATCTGTTTTAAAGCCAAACGATATGAAAAGTGCAGTCGAAGAATTTACCGAAAATTATTTATCGATTAATAATACGGTGGGTGGTGCTGCAGCTGCCGATGGTCGTTACGATTTGCAACAAGTGAAGAATGAAGCTTTCGTCCCTGACGATAAGCAGTTAGCGAATACCATTCAACGTGTGTATTCGTTTTTTAATACAAACGATAAAATTGTTCAATCCAGATACACCGAAGACGAATGGAACGCATATTATGAGGCGCAAATTGAGCCCGTAGCCATGCAATTAGCTAACGAGTTTACTAGAAAACTATTCACTCGAAGAGAACGAGGCTTTGGAAACCGAATTATATTCGAAGCTTCTAGCCTTCAATATGCTTCGATGAGTACAAAGATGAACCTTGTTCAAATGGTGGACCGTGGAGCCCTAACGCCAAATGAATGGCGCTCGATTTTATCGCTTGGACCAATCGAGAACGGGGATAAACCAATTCGTCGTTTAGATACAGCCGAGGTGAGTAAAGAGAAAGTTGTTCAAGGAGGTGAGAAAAATGGACAAGACGGAACTAAGGGAAATAACAACACAGAAGATTGAGATAAGAGAAGACGATGAAGGAAATCGAACGCTTTCCGGGTATGCCGTGAAATGGGAAATGAAATCTCATGTACTAGGCTATTACCGAAAGTTTCGAGAGCAATTCAAAAAAGGTGCCTTTTCTGAATCCTTACAAAAGGACGACCAACGCTTTCTATGGTCTCATGACACTTCTAAAGTGTTAGGTAGAACGAAAAACAATACGCTTCGATTAATAGAAGATCCTATCGGCTTACGATTTGAGTTAGACCTACCCAAAACTACTTTAGGTAACGATACTTACGAATCAATTAAGCGTGGCGATGTGGACGGAGTAAGCTTTGGTTTTAACATGATAGCCGAGGACATTGAAGAACCAGACGACGATTTAATGTTACGAACGGTTACAAAAGCAAAGTTATTGGAAGTAAGCGCTGTGGCTTTCCCGGCATATCCGGATTCAGAAGTGAGCGCAAGGGGCTATGATCCTTATAAAAGCTTCTTAGAAGAGAAACGCTCGGAAAAGCGTAAACGATTGTATTTACAAACATTACTTTAAAAGGTGGTTATTTTTTTATGAAAACGAAACAAGAATTATTAGCTCGCAAAAACGAAATCCGTGAATTATTAGAAGATGAAAAACGCTCAATTGATAATTTAGACGAACTAGAAACAGAATTACGTGAAATCAATTCACAATTAGCAACAATCGAAAAACGCGAAAAATTAATGGAAGAAGCTCGTTCCATTAACGAAGGTACAACTGCTGCGAAAACCGTTGCAACATTTAACGGCACAGAAGGAAATGAAGCTCGCTCTGATGAGCAGTTAGAGACTGAATACCGTAGCGCGTTTATGAATTATGTATTACGTGGCGAAACAATTCCAAGCGAATTACGAGCTGTAGCGAAAACATCAGACGTAGGGCCTTTAATTCCACAAACCGTTTTAAATCGTATTATCGAAAAATTAACGGCATCTGGTATGATCCTACCTCTAGTCACTCGCACATCTGTTAAAGGTGGCGTTACTGTACCCGTTTCATCCATTAAGCCAGTGGCAACATGGGTTGCTGAAGGTGCAGGTTCAGATAAACAAAGCAAAACCGTTACGGGTGGCGTAACATTTGCATACCACAAATTACGTTGTGCAGTTGCTGTTACACTTGAAGCTGATGTTATTTCACTACCTCTATTCGAACAAACACTAGTAAATAACATTGTAGAAGCAATGACGATTGCACTTGAACAAGCCATCATTAGCGGTAACGGAGTTGGAAAACCAAAAGGAATTACAACAGAAACACCTGTTGAAGGGCAGTCTTTAGAAATTGCTAAATTAGACTATAGCGCTCTAATCAATGCAGAATCTGCATTACCTTTAAGCTATGAACAAGGCGCAGTTTACTTAATGACGAAGCCAACATTCTTAGCATACCAAGGGATGGTAGATGAAAACGGCCAACCAATCGCACGAGTAGCACAAGGTATTAACGGATCTCCTGAGCGCACTTTGCTTGGACGTAAAGTTGTACTTTGCGAATACTTACCAAACTTCGCTACTGCAAGCACTGGCGATATCTTTGCTATTTTATTCAACTTCAAGGACTATGTTTTAAATACAAACTATCAAATGTCCGTGAAGAAATACGAAGATAACGAGACAGACGACCAAGTAACAAAAGCTATTTTAGTAGCAGACGGTAAAGTCATTGATAAAAACTCCTTAGTTGTACTTAAAAAAGCAGCAGCGGTTTAAGAGTGAATCGCCATGAAGTATACAGTCATGAACGCTTTTATCGATAAGAATACGAATCGAGGATATAACCAAGGAAGCGCGTTTGAATCTACGGATTTGGAACGCGTTTCTTTTTTAGCAGAAAAAGGTTTTATTAACGCTCCAATAGAAAGCGTGAAGAAATCTAGGGCTCGTAAGAAAGCGAGTGAATGAATTTGCTAGAAAAAATAAAGAAATCACTTCGTATAACATCTTCAGTATTTGATGATGAAATAACGGATTTAATCGACGCTGCTCTTGCGGAATTACGCTTGAGTGGCGTTCTTAATTTAGAAGAAACAGATCCTCTAATCGCTAGAGCTGTTACGATTTATTGTAAAGCTCATTTTGGTTTAGATAATCCAGAGAGCCAAAAGTATCAAGAATCTTTTAATGCACTAAAAATGCACCTGGCATTGAGTGGTGAACATAATGGCTTACTTTAAAGATGTGATTAAACTTGTATCTGTTGAAATCGCTAAAGACGAATTGCGCCAGGAGATTCAAAGCAAAACTGAGCGTGAAGTCTTTGCAAATAAAAGAAGCGTATCGCAATCTGAGTTTTTTAATGCTGGGCTAGGTGGAATGAAAGCCCAATACGCTTTCGATATACGATTAGTTGATTACGAAGGAGAAAATTCACTGATCTTTAACGAAAGGGAATATTCTATCTATCGTACCTTTGAAAAAGGGGAAAATATTGAGCTCTACTGCGAGGTGAGAGCAGCTGGCAACTAATACAAATGACTTAGCGAATCAGATTACACGCGCCCTAAGAACTTATTCGAATGAAGTAAAAGAAAAAGTGAATGAGGCTGCACAAGAAGTATCGAAGGATGGAGCGCAAAAACTTAAAGCAACAAGTCCGAAGAAAACGGGTAAATATGCGACTAGCTGGAAAGTGAAAAAGGTTGGTACAAAATGGGTAACATACAACACCCGTTACCGACTGACTCACTTGCTTGAAAAAGGACATGCAAAGGTAAATGGTGGCCGTGTCCCGGCAAAAGTCCACATCGCACCAGTAGAACAAGACATGATTGAGGAATTTACTCGAAAAACTGAGGAGGCGATTAGAGGATGACATTAACTGAATTAGCGCAAGAGCTAGAGTATTTAGGATATCCAGTCGCCTACTCACATTTCGTTAATACAGAAAAAAATCCAGCACCAGCACCACCATTCATATGTTACTTAGTCACAGATTCGGATACATTTAGCGCAGATAACAAACCAATTCACGAATCAACTAATGTTGACATTGAGCTTTATGCAATAACTAAATCACTCAAAATTGAAAACGAAATAAAACAAATATTAAAAGAAAATGAACTCTCTTGGTCTTATGCAGAAGTATTTGTGGAGGACGAGGGAGTTTTTCAATGCACTTTTTCAATCACTTTAAAATAGATGGGGGTCATAAAAATGGCAGAAAACAAAGTATTATTTGGTTTGTCAAATGTACATTATGCAGTAATTACAGAGGGAACAGACGGTACTTACACTTACGGAACTCCTGTACCGATTCCTGGAGCGGTTGAATTATCGACTGACCCTGCAGGAGAATCATCTAGTTTCTTTGCAGATAATCGTGTATATTACCAAGCAAATTCTAATCAAGGTTATGAAGGAACGGTAACTTTCGCTAAACTTCCACAATCATTCCGTGTGGATGTATTAGGCGAAACACTTGTTAATGGTGGTTTAGCTGAGAATGCAAACGCTAAATTCAAACGAATTGCTTTGTTATTTGAAATCGATGGTGACGAACAAGCAGATCGTTTTGTTTATTATGATGTATCTGTGTCACGTCCAGGTTTTTCTTCTGCAAGTAAACAAGATTCAACAGAAGTGAACACAGTGGAATTGAGTTTCAAAGCTACCCCACGTCCAGATGGTTGGGTAAAATGGGTTACTGGTGCAGAAACTACTAAACCAATTTACGATGCTTTCTACTCAGCTGTAACAGAACCAGTAACAGTAACAACTGTAGAAGGAGCGTAATAGGGCATGGAGAAAACAATTGTTATCGATGACAAGCAAGTGACTTTTAAATCGAGTGGTGCAGTGCCAAAACGATATAAAATGCAATTTCAACGAGATTTTTTCGCTGATTTATTAGCGATGGAAGGTGTTATAAAAAGCGAAGAACCGAAGGTGGAAGAGATTCGAAAAATTGATTTCGAAGTGTTTTATGATATCGCTTGGACTCTCGCTAAAACAGCTGACAATGGGATTAAAGATCCGTTAGCATGGCTTGATGAATTTGAGTATTTCCCAATTGTAGAAATCCTTCCACAAATTCAAGACATGTTAGCTGCGTCTATTTCATCTAAAAAAAAATAGAAAAGAAACAGGGTGCGTCCAGTGGTGAACCAATATCTACTGAAACGTACCTTGTTTTATGTCATGAAAGCAAACTAGCTCACGGAGATTTAGAGACGATGACCATAGGAATGGTACTGGACTATATTGATGAGTATTTTGAGATGAAAAATCCTAGCAAAAAACCAAAATCAAGAAGAGCAACACAAGCTGATATACAAGCATTGAAAGGACGTTAATAACGTCCTTTTTTTATTTTGTTTAAGGTAGGTGAAAACAATGGCAAGCAAAGGAATCAAAGGAATCACGATTGAATTGAATGGCGACACAACGGGATTAGAGCGCGCTTTAAAAGATGTTAATAAACAGAGTAAAGATTTGCAAAGCGAACTTAAAGACGTTGAAAAAGCATTGAAACTAGACCCTTCAAATACAACTTTAGTTGCTCAAAAGATGGAATTGTTACAACAAAGCATACAATCCACAGAACAAAAACTACAGACTTTACGGACTGCCCAACAACAAGTCGAACAACAATTTAGAAATGGTCAGATTGGCGAAGAACAATACCGGGCATTTCAACGCGAATTAGCAACTACCGAAGCGCAACTAAATAGCTTTCGAAACCAAATGAACAATGTTCAAGCGGAACAAGAAAGGTTAGGACAAACCACAAACCGTTTGAACGCTTTTTTTGATGCGACAGGTACAAATGTAGATCAATTTGCAGATACATTAGGAACACGACTCACTCAATCAATAAGAGATGGTACTGCTTCAGCTGATCAAATGGAAAGAGCGCTACGGTTAATGGGCAGACAAGCTCTAGGCTCAACAGCGGACATTGACGAACTCCGGAGAGCTTTAAATCGAATTAATGACGGAGGAAATCTTGATGATGTTAGAGCTGATTTAGATCGTATTCGAGATAGCGCGAATCAAGCTGATGCAGATGTGAGTGGATTTGGTGATACATTGGCCGGTGTAGCAGGCGCCCTTGTAGCTGGAGGCGGAATAGCTGGAATTGTTGAAAAAGCTTTAGATGCTTCTGGTTTAGATACAAAAATCGATATTTCTTTTGAAGTTTCAGAGGAAAGCAAAAAATCAATCAAAGAAGCTGCAAAAGCTCTTGAAACGTACGGTGTAGATGGTGAGGAAGCCTTAGAGGGAATTCGTCGCCAATGGGCCTTGAATAAAGACGCTTCAGATGAGGTCAATAGTAATCTTGTGAGAAACGCTGGTGTCGTAGCAGCAGCTTATCAAGGTATTGATTTTATTGAACTTATTCAAGAGGTAAATGAAATGGGTGCAGCCCTTGAAGTTTCGAATGAGGATGCTCTTGCTCTAACAAATTCATTGCTTAAAGCTGGTTTCCCACCAGAGCAACTAGATACTATTGCCGAATACGGAACCCAAATGAAAGAAGCAGGGTTCAGCGTTGCTGAAATTCAATCCATATTTGAAAAAGGCATAGATACAAAAACTTGGAATATAGACAACTTAAATGACGGGGTTAAAGAAGCGCGTTTGCAAATGGCTACGTTTGGTACTGAAATCCCAAAAGCTCTTGAACCAGTATTGAAGAATGCCGGACTTTCTAAAAAACAATTTTTGGAATGGGGTAAAGCCGTTGCTGAAGGTGGTACTGAAGGCTCTAAAGCAATGGCTGAAGTTGTCACTTATCTTGATCAAATGGAAGAAGGGACAGCTAAAAATGATTTAGCTACTGCCGTTTTCGCAACGAAGTGGGAAGACCAAGGGCAAAATATGATTTCTGTGTTCCAGGGCATCTCAGATGCTCAAGATAAGACATCAGAAAATCAATCCAATCTAAACGATGCAGTAGAGCGAATGAATCAAGATCCGATGGTAGCGTTACGAACATCATTAGCTGAAATAATGGCAGTTCTAACACCGTTGCTACTTAAAGTAGGCGAAATAATTGGCGCTATAGCTAATTGGATTAGTCAAAATTCAACTTTAGCAGCTGTTATAGCGAGCGTTGTGACAGTAGTAGGAATAATAATAGGGACCTTAGCAGCTTTAGCTCCTATATTCTCAGCGATTGGAACCATCGCAGGAGTAGTTGGAACGTCTATTGCAGCAATAGCTGCACCGATTGGAATAGCCATTGCAGCAATTGCAGCTATCATTGCGATCGGTGTAGCGTTGTGGAAGAACTGGGATGAAGTTTCGGCTTTCCTAATGAAATGTTGGGAAGGTATAAAAGAGGTAGCTATAACTGTTTGGACGGCGATTTCGGACTTCTTTGTTACATCATGGGAAACCATCAAATCTGTAGTTGAAACTGTTTGGACCAGTATTAAAGATTTCTTTACGACTATCTGGGATGGTATAAAATCCGTAATTATTACCGTAGCGGATTCTATCCTAACCATTTTGACAGGTTACTGGACTAGTATGAGCGACGGAATTACACAAGTTTGGGATGGTATTAAACAATACTTTTCTGGATTATGGGCTCTAATTAAGAATATCTTTGTTGGGGCTTTCTTAGTGATACTTCAACTACTTACAGGTCAATGGGGAGAAGCACAAAAAAGCACTGAACAAATCTGGAATAATATTAAAGGTGCTTTAGGTAACATGTGGGAAGGTATTAAAAAGGTATTCAGCGGAGCATTAAGTGCCGTAAAAGGTTATGTAAAAACTTCATGGGAAACCATCAAGAATACTACTGCTAGAGTGTTTAATAGCGTTAAAAGCACCATCTCAAATGTATGGGCGAATATTAAAAGTTATATTTCTACAACTATTTCTAATGTAGTGAGTACGGTTAGATCTAAATTTACTGACATTGTAGGCTCAGTAAGAGAAAAAATGTTCAATGTGCTAACAAATGTTAAAGAAATATGGAGTAACGTTAAGAGTTTCTTTAACGGAATTGATTTAAAATCTATTGGTAAAAATATAATCCAAGGTTTAATTAACGGGATAACTGCTAAAGCGAAGGCGCTAGTGGATTCGGTAAAAGGTGCTGTAAATAATGCTATTGAAGGAGCCAAAAAGTTACTAGGTATTAAATCTCCTTCTCGTGTATTTATGGAATTTGGTGAATTCACAAATGAAGGATTCATCAAAGGTATAGAAAATACAAGTAGAAGGTTGAACGGTGCTGTGGAAAATGTTTATGGATCTTTAGCGAGTAGTGCAAATAAATCTAATGCTAATCAAATTGCACAAACGCAAATTATTCAGCAATCAAGCAGTATAGATATAAACAGCATTATTGCAGCCATTACTCAGTTAGCTGACAGACCAATACAAGCTCAACTCAACTTAGATGGAAAGGTAGCAGCTGAAGTCGTTTATCCACACGTGAATCGTAAACTTGCTCAAGATTCTAAACAACAAAGTTACATGCGAGGTGCAAGGGTATGATTATCGAATTAAAAGATGGTACTCGCTATAATCTAGCTAATTATAGTTGCAAAAGATTGCATCATCGAATTTCTTCTGTGGAGGTCGTCCACAATACAAGTAATGTACTTGGTAGAGGGCTAGTTTTTGGTAAATCGTACTATGGAACTCGTCAGATTGATGTAGAACTGTATTACAAAGCTGAGGATATATATGATTTCTATTTGTTGAGAGACGAATTGAATCATTTATTTTCGATGAAGGAATCATTCTACATCATCTTCAAACGTGAACCGGGCAAACGTTATTTAGTGCAAATGGCTTCTCAACTAACCTTAGAGCCTAGTTCTTCATCCAGGAGCTTCACAGTCTCGTTCATTCTTGAAAAGAAATTCGCTGAATCAGTCGGTACTTCCTTCGATTTACAGAATCGAAAAGAGTGGGATGAGGATTTGTGGCAGTATGGAATGGGCATTGACTGGGATGAAGAGTATCAATACGAATTTACTTCGAATTCATTCTCGCTCTATAACATTGGAAATGAACGTATTGATCCACGATATGACCAATTAGAAGTTACTGTAAAAGCAGTCACTAGTGAATATCTTCAAATTCGAAATACTACATCAGGTGATGTATATCGATTCAACGGAGCGTTAACAAGTAATGACACGCTTATTCTTTCAGGAGTAAAGTCGCTAAAGAATGGTTTGAGTGTTTTCTCAAATACGAATAAGAAGTTAATATCACTGGCACCAGGAGTGAATAATTTCGTTGTGGAAGGCGGTACTGTTCAAAGTATCGCTTTTAATTTTAGATTTTTATATAGATAAGAGGTGGTTATATGACAATCGAAAGTCCTTTAAACAGAGAACAACGTAACAGATTAAACGAAGAACTTAAGGATGCTAAAAATACTGCAAATAAAGCATTGTCGATGACCAATAGCATCGTAAGTGAATCATTCGATGATGCTGCACTTCAAGCTGAAATTGGAGCGAAATTGTTAAATTTGGAGCAAGAGTACGCTCCAGAATTAACACAAGTTAAGTCGCAATTGGCAGATAAAGTTACGAAGCAAGAATTAGCCAATATGGGAAGTGCTTCACCAAAAGGAACCTATGCTACATTATCTGCATTACAAACTGCCTTTCCTACGGGATCAACAGGTATTTACGTAGTTGCAGAAGATGGCAAATGGTACTACTGGAATGGTTCGGCGTGGACTGCTGGCGGAGTTTATCAAGGCACTTCGTATCCTAAACTTGATGAAAATATGGTGTCGTTGAATAATGAGATACCCAACGGGAATTTTGCAACCAATAGTCATTGGGCTCCGGTAGGTGGAACAATCTCGGTTGCTAATAATGAGGGAACATATACTCTTACAGGATTAAGTCAAACTGCTCGTTTGGATTACACATTGAAAACGTCTAAGGTGGATAACATTTATTACCTAACAGGAGAAATCAATCCTAAATATGCAAACCCAACTACACTTCGATTTGGTACTGGGGCATTATTTACTAATCCGACACCTAATATTTGGAATAAGATAACTCTCCAAGCAAAAGCAACGTCTGCCGATATTTTGAGGTTTTATCACGATACTTCTATTTCGTATGTTGTTGGAGATACTGTAAAATTCCGTAACATAATGATAATTAATTTAACAGAAATTTTTGGAGTAGGTAAAGAGCCAACGAAAGAAGAATTCGAATTACTATTAGCAACTCTTCCGACATGGTGGAAAGATAAATATAACCCAACACAGGTTAATGTTGCCAATTGGAATCAAACAGTGATAAAAAAAGAAATTTCTAAAACTAGCGACAAAAAACTTTCAGGCAAAAAACTCCTAACTCTGGGTGATAGCAATTCGGCAAATGGTTATTATCAACAAAAAATCGCTGAAATTACTGGAGCGACAATTGTGAACAATTCATTTGCAGGTGCTAAATATTCAATCACAAATAACCCAACATACGATCCACATAGCTTTTATACATTATCTTCGACTGTTGACTTAACAGATATTGAGCATGTGTTCATTATGTTCGGAACAAATGATTACAACAACAGTTTAGCTTTAGGAAATGCAACTGAAAAAGTAAGTACAACGGTCAAAGGTGCTTTATATGCAGGACTAGAAAATTTACTCACTAGAAAACCTTCTCTAAAAATATTCATTTCTACTCCGATTTGGTCTGGCACAATCACAGATACAAAACTAGAAGATTGTCACACAACACCTAATAACATTGGCTTGTATCTAAGAGATTATGTAGAAGCAGTTAAAGATGTTTGTAAGTTGTTTGGTGTTCCAGTTTTCAATGCTCTAGAGAACGGAGGAATAAATAAATTCAACTACACAACATATTACTACGACTACATCCATTTAAATCAAAATGTTGGGCATCCAATGATGGGGACTAAATTTGCAAACTTTATTAAGCAACATGTTTAACAATTGTCTCATATTGTTCAGTAACTAGTTGTTGAATAAAATATCATATTTTTACTATGGAAAAATACTATATGTTTTCAGATAGTATGTTGTAAAACTAAAAATAATCGATGATATACTAAAAATAAAAAGGTGGTATATCAAATGATTGAAATTGTTTTTGACCATTCACAAACGGAAGATTATTGGGCGGTATCTCATATCGATGTGAACATTAAGGATTTAAAAGAAAAAGAGCGAATTGAAACATTAATAAAAAATCACAACTTAGAAAATATCATGCTATTTCCCAACAAAGATTTACAGGTACGTATTGCAGAGGTACTTCAAGTTGATGTAGAGTTAATTCAATTTGATACTAACGAAATCGATTTAATGTAATAAAGTAAAAATCAAAAATTAGTCAGCCTTCCACAGAGATTTGTGGAGGGCTTTTTACTTGAGGTGGTGAAACATGCTCATTATTCGCGATTTAAACAATAAAGAAGAAGCGCTTGTAAATTTCAATGAGCTTAAACGCACTCGTAAAGTAAATGGAGAAAGAACCATTTCATTTACTGCACTTCAACAAGCTAATGATATAGATGCTTTTAACATGCTTGAGAATGAATCGGAAGTGGAATTTGGTGGAGATAGCTACGTTGTAAAAGGGATGTCGAAGGATGCTATCGGTGAAGAATATGAAAAGCACATTTCGAAGGCAGTTAAACGTTTCTTCATCGATTTAATCAACGATCAGCAACCAAACATCCACAATGGTTCAATGACATTCGCTAATGCCGTATCATTTGTTTTAAATGGCACTGGGTATGCTTGGTCAATTGTTGATTCATTTAACGCTCAACCTTTTGAAAATTTCGGGAATACAAATCGTTTAGCGCTATTTCAAGCAATTTTAGAACGCTATGGTGCCGAGTTTGAATTGAACGGGAATCAGGTAGTCTTTAAGCGTGAGATTGGGAATAAGCTTGATGGACAGTTTAGATACGGATACAACATTGAAGCTTTAAGTATCGATATCAATACCGATAACCTTGCAACTCGCATTCGAGGTAAGGGAGCAAATATTGGTACAGAAGATAATCCGAATTATATTACAGTCGAATACATCAGTCCGAATGAATCGAAATTGTTGCGTCCAGGTCAGAAACCGATTTACGCAGAGCCTTTAGAAGATGAAAGGTATACTACTGCAGCAACTCTACGAGAAGCTTGTGAACAGGCATTAATTGATTATCCGGTATTTACCGTTACATTAGACCATGCAGTATTACAAGAACAAGGATTCGAGACTTATAGCGAAGGTGATTACTTACATCTCATTTACGAGCCTTTGAATGATTTAGAACTATATGTCCGTGTTATGGAAATAACAGAAACATTTAATTCAGATTTAGAAGTAGTCTCACGATCCGTTGTTCTTGGAAATTATTCAGAAAGCTTAGCGCAGACATACTTTGACATGTTAAAAAAAGAGCTCTCTGCTATTGTGGATGAAAATGGGCTAATCAAATATTCCGTATTGGATATGGCCGTTAAACTTGCGACTGAAGCGTTATTAAGCGCACAGACAGAACTTAATTTCGATAATGGCATTATAGCCGTTAGCAAAGATAATCCGAATCACTTGGTATTATTTAATAGTGCTGGAATAGGTATATCCACTGACGGAGGACAAACTTTTAATACGGCCATGACTGCACAAGGATTAGTTGCCAGTGTTATAACTGGAGGACAAATCAACGCTAACAACGTATCGATCGGAAATAACAAAATCCTATTAAATAACGACAGTTTACAAGTATTTATCAACGGTGTATTAGGGGCCTCACTCAACGAAGGAAAACTAACTTTCAATGACCAATCAAATGGTCAGAAGATAGGGCAGTTTGCAGCTACTGTATGGTCAGATGGAGTGACTAAAGGTATCTCTATGAACATGGAAGCAAATCGTTTCATCTCTTTGGGCCATTATATCGATGCTTTAACAGGATATACTCCAATGATGTTATTGAATCCCTCCACAAACATGGCAGGGAATGCACAAGGTATTCACATGAACTTGCCAATTAGAATGAATCGTGATGTGTGGATGGGAACCAATGCTCTTAGATTAGGCGAAAACAATACGCACAATCACTCTGCTCTATGGCATGGCGATGATGATAGTTTAATAGTTGCTGGGTATACAGGTGTAAGATTGGCTTATCTAACGACTGGTGGAGTTATTAACGACCGTTTAACTGTTGATTCGAATTCTGTGGATGCGTGGCAAGATCTTGATATGCACGGATGGAAATTACTTCGTGTAGGTGAACTTCAACAATCCTCAAGTGTTCAGCTTAAAACGAACATTACCGACTTAGAGGATAGTGGCTTAGATATTATTAATAATCTAAGTGTTAAGAAGTATCATCTTCAGCAAGATATTGATGAGGGCAATTACAGTAACGAGCAAGTGGGATTGATTTCCGAAATGTCTCCAAGTGTATCAAACCAAAATCAAACTGCCATTAACCTTTACAAATTAGTTAGTTATAACGTTAAGGCAATTCAAGAATTGTCCGAAAAGGTTGAAGCTCAAGACAGTATTATTCAAGCACAAAATGATGTGATCGCAACACTGGTAACTGAAATAGAAGAAATTAAACAAACTTTAGCTTCAATAAATCAATGATGCCTTCCACATTTCTCTGTGGAGGGTTTTTATTATGCATAAAGGATGGTGTCTAATGGAACATCGAGTATCGAAATTAGAGCAGGATATGACTGAAATAAAAACTCGAATGGCCGTAGCAGAAGCAGGATTGAAAGATGTTAAAGACGACATATCAACAATCAAAGATGATACACGTTGGATTAGACGGACTGTTACTACATCGATTATTGGTGTAGTTATTGCAGCAATAATTGCAGTAATCAAAATGGGAGGGATTTAGAAATGAAAAATAAAGTAGCTGCACTAATAGAAGTTCGGAAAATTGTTACTCTGTTATTCGCATTGGTTTTCTGTTACCTAGCAATCTTTGAGTATTTAGGTGCCGAAAGTGTGCTTTCTATTTTAACAATGGTTTTTGGTTACTACTTCGGTAAATCCACAGCGTTAGATAAGGGTGGTGATGCAAAATGATTAAAGTCGGATTTGATGCAGGACATTACCTTAATACTCCAGGTAAACGAACGCCAGACGGAGAACGTGAATGGAACTTTAACAACACTGTCGCAAAAGCCTTCGCCAATGAACTAGCCCTATATGATGGGGTAGCATCTAAACGTTTTGACGATCCAACAGGCAAGACAGATGTCTCCCTACAAAAGCGTACTGACGGTGCAAACGACTGGAACGCAGACTACTATATTTCCTTTCATCACAACGCTCTTGCGGGCAAGTGGGGGAATCATGGTGGTGTAGAAACATATTACTCTAAAGGCTCTACCAAAGGTTTAGCGTTAGCAAAAGCGCTTCATCCTGCAGTCGTAAAAGCGTATGGTTTAAAAGACCGAGGACTTAAAGATAATAACTTGCATATCACACGCGAAACAAAAATGCCTGCTAACTTAATTGAAGGTGGATTTATGGATTCTACTATCGATATTAAAAAGCTACGCGATAATGCAGTTTTAGAAAACGCTGGCAAGCTCATCGCTCAAGCATTTGCGAAGTATGTAGGGCTGAAAAAGACAGCAGCGAATACTCAACCACAACCTACTGCAACCTTAGCAGAAACAATAAAAGTACAAAAGGGCGATACGCTGTATGCAATCGCTAAAGCACACAACATGTCTGTAGACGATCTAAAGAAATTAAATGGCTTAACTTCTGATACGATCTATGTAGGGAAAGTATTGAAGCTAAAAGCAGTCGGCACCAATCATATTGTCAAGAAGGGTGATACGCTGTACGCAATCGCTAAAAAGTACGGAACAACTATTGAAAAGCTTCAAGAATTAAATAAAATGGGTAAAAGCACCTTACTTACAGTCGGGAAAGTGCTAATTGTTAGCAAGTAGGGAAACTATAAAAAAACTTATTTTTTTATAGCATTTACAATCCCATTTTAGCCCTTAAAACATAGTACTTTTACTAAAGGGAACTTGCAGTTCAACAAAATTTAAGAACGTATACGTATCAAGGCTTTGAGGCTACTTTGCTATATGGACCGGTCCACATAGGTTAGTTCCATATAGCAAAAAGCCTAATTTGCTATATGGACAGTTACAAAAAGTAAGTAACATTTCCCTCATTTTTTAGACTCGTTTTCTAATCCTCTAGAAATTAAATTCCTTATGGCCTCATTACGATTTTTTATCCTATTACCAAATTGATAATCATCAATTTTCTTTAAAATCTCATTAGGAATCGTGACAAGAACTTGAGTATTCTTTGTTTTATCGATAGCCATTTTAAACATCAATCTCCCTCGAAAAAGTTATATAAGTATTATAGGTTATATGTTTTATCTTGACAACGATAATAAATATTCCTTATGATTAAGTTATACAACTTATATAACTTAATAGGGGGGCGAAATTTATGTCAAGATTACATTTATTAAACGAAATTTCAACTGTTGTAAAAATGACTTCTGGCGAATTTGACGAAGTAAAGTTGCAGACTTATCTTGATGATCTTCTTTCAAATTATGAGATTGAAGTGAAAACTTCGGAAATGTTCAAAAACGAAACTGAAGATTACTTAAATATGTATTTAAATTCAATAAGACTAGAAAACTACTCAACAGAAACGATTAACAATTATAAATATGTATTACGAGCATTTATCAATTTTATTGAAAAACCTGTTTTACAAATAACAACAGCAGATATAAGAAGATATTTAGCCTCTTTTGATGGGTTGAAAGCAAGTTCCTTAAGTACAAAGTTAATTGTTATTCGTGCATTCTTTAATTGGCTAGTTCGTGAAGAAATATTGCTTAGAAATCCAACATTAAAAATCAGACTACCTAAACAACCTAAACGAGTTAGGGAAGGCTTATCTATTGAAGAATTAGAGATTGTGAGAGAAAGTTGTGAGACGGTTCGTGAACGAGCCCTAATTGAAGTGTTTTATAGTACAGGCTGCCGTCTATCCGAGATACGAAAACTAGATAGACAGGATATAAATTGGCAAGATATGAGCACACACGTAATCGGAAAAGGGGATAAGGAAAGAAAGGTATATCTAAGCTTTAAAGCTCTTTATTTCCTGAAAAAGTACCTAAAAACTAGGGATGATGATTGCCCAGCTCTTTTTGTTACTGAAAGAACATACGGAGGTAAACCTAAAAGATTAGGCAATCGAGGAATTCAATATCAAGTTGATAAAATCGAACAACGTTCAGGCATAAATAAGAAACTATCCCCTCACATTTTACGCCATACATTTGCAATGCTCGGAATGGAGTCTGGAATGGAGATTGCAGACCTTCAGCATTTGTTAGGTCATGAAAACCCAGCTACTACCACTCAAGTATACGCTCCTGTTTCGGAAGAGCGTAAAAGAGAAGCATTTAAAAAATTCCACGTTATTTAGGACCAAGGTTAATCCCTTGGTCTTTTTATTTCTTTTTGTCACCTTTTTTCTTTGTTGGCAATCCGTATTTTTCAGTTGTTCTTTTTACCATCTCAACAATTTTCTTTTTCTCAGCACTAGAAAATTTACCCATTAAAATACACCCTTTCCTATTGGGAAAAGAATGTACAATTTTTTTAAAATTTATACGCATATTCTCGAATATTGTCGAATAGATTGTATTACTTAGGTCACTAGGTCACTGTGTAAGTAGGTAATTGACTTAGACTTCAGAAACTTGATAGGAGAGTGACTCGCGATGCAGAAGAAGGATGTTCAGCCATTTATCAGCGTTTCAACTAAAGATGTGATTTATAAGCTTAGTTTCATTACAGGTCATAGCGTTAAACAAATTTGCCAGGATCTATGTGTTCACACGCTGCGAAACAAAAAGAAATTAGGTGAGGAGTTGTCCCCTTTTTTGAAAAGAGAAATAAAAATTGGTGACGCACTTTATGCTGCATCTAAAAATCCATTAAAACATTATCCTATTACAGAAAATGTAGAAAGAGTGACTGTGAAAATCAGTATTAATTCTTATGAGTTTGCTTACAGTTTGGCTCATGCGCTTAGATGGAGTGTAGCGAAAGTTGTAGCGTATTGTATAGAACGCAGTATGAAGGACTTTGATTATTTGAATTTTTATATCACAAAATATTTAGATTCTAAGATGGATGAAAACAGAAAAAAAATGATCGAGTTGGTTATGCGCGATATTAATAAAGAAACAGAAGAAGAACATTCGGTCGCTTCTCTTTTATTAGGGATTGTAGATGAATTAAAGGAAGTTGACCAAAACGTCACTGACGCAGTAAGTCAGGTTGTGGAGAATTGGTAAAAAGGCTGCAAAGAGCCTAAGAAGTTGTGGTGTGTTTTCTCCACAACATATGCGAACAACTTAGAAAAGATGACTAAAAAGGGGCGATTTTTAATGATTTTTGAAAATTTACAAGAAAACTATACAAAAGTCACATATCGGAAGACTTCGATTATTGAGCCGAAGAAAGAAATGGTTTTACCTAAAAAGACTTCCACCCTTCCAAAGTTGTTAATCAAATTGGCAATCGCTGGAACTATATTTTACTTCACAATGGACGCGACGGTTTTTGCTGCAGGTATAGAAGCTAAAGCAGAAGAATTATATTTTGATAAATTCATCGGTATTGCTAAGTGGGTAATTATCGGTAAAGGTGGTTGGGATATCGTAACCAAAACACTAAAAGAAGATTTCGATGGGGCAAAACGAAGTATTCTTCAATACATGATGATTTTCGCTGTTCTAATGGGCTTACCTTGGGGCCTTACTATGGTAGAAGATATCTTTAAAGAGGCCTAAATCATGGAGGGAGAACTATGACAACTTTTGAGATTACTAGCAGATTTGGCGATATTAGCCCGGTTCGAGGTTCCAGACCACATACAGGAATTGATATTGCAATGCCAGAAGGTACAGAGCTCCGAAGTATAGTCGAAGGCACAGTTTCTAAGATAGTCAAAAATGGAAATTCTATTGGGAATGCCGTTTATATAATGGGTGGAGATGGGAAAGAGTACATTTACGGGCATTTGAGTTCAATTGCAGTAAAACTTGGGGAGAAAGTAAATGTCGCTAGTGTTATCGGTGCATCAGGAAATACAGGAAACAGCACAGGACCACATTTGCACTTTGCTATTAAAGATAACGGACTCTATATAAATCCAGATAAAGATGTTCCAATGGTTTTAGAAACTCTCAAAATTGACGGATCCAACGCAGGAGGAATATTTGAAAATTTGGAGGGGTTTAACATGGTGGATCGAATTGCTGATTCTGTAGTTGAAGGAATGAAAGAGCGTTTATCGGAGGCTTTAATGGGTACTTGGGAATTATTCAAAGAGGCTTTACTAGAATTTAGTACAATCGCTGCTCTTTATGGGGGCGCTGCATTAATTATCGCTCGTATGTGTGGAATAAAAAAATCAATGCCGTATTTTATCTTATTGCAAATCATCAACATTTTCATTAAGGGGATGTTATTATGATTAGCGTGATAAAACCGAATTATCTTTTCGCAAAATTAAAACCAAACAATTCAATACGAAATCAAAATACTCATCTTATTTCAAAGACAATCTCCAGTATGCACCGATCCATCTTCTCAAACTTCAAAATCATAAACCGTAAACAAATTAAACTCTTCAGAAAAGAACTCTTCATCCCTACCAAATTCGAACTCTCTCTCGTAGGTAAAATCTCATTCTTTATTTATATGGAAAAGGAAAAAATCGAATTCTATTTTATTTTTCCAGACTACATTAAAAAAGTGTTTGAAGAAAAATTAAGTGCTGTATGGAATCAAGTAACAATTGAATATATATACGAAAACGACCTTCCCCACTTCTCACAGAAGGCGACGAAGTATCAGATGAGTTACGTAAAAGAGGACGGTTTAAGCCTCCACACAAATCGAACTAGTAACGAACTTTTAAATGCTACGCTAAACGTGGTTGAGGTACTAGAAAAAGGCGATAAGGTTGGTGTTTTCTATAATTTTGTACCAAGCTCTCAAAACAGTTTTAAGCACAGCTACGCAAGAACCATTGAAAAAGTTAAAAAGTCTGCGCCCGTGGAACGTAATAAAGCGGGGTTTGCTTACTTGTTTAAAATTTTGATTTCGATTCTAGATAGCCTAGCGAAAGATATTACAGAAGTATTAGCTGGAAAAGATGAAAAGAAAAGCGAGGAAAACGTACTCGATGCCCTGCTAGAAAAGCTTAATGGTGGTAAGCAAATTAGCGAGAGCACCGAGCGAAAAGGAAGAGGTCAAATCTTAGAAAGCCAAGTATTAGTGCTTAGTGAAAGTAAAACAAAAGTGCGTGAAATAAGTTACGCTACTTCTGTTGCTGATGCCTTTGAAGTAATAGCAGCCGATAATAAATTTACGAAAAAGAGTTACAAAAAGGATTTCAAATATACAGATACGCGACTTCCTGGAGCCTCCACAAATAAAGTGTATGACGAGGAAGTTCAAAACTTTATTAATTTACCTGGACGTGAATTAATCGAAAGATATTCCTTCATGGATAAAGTCGATACTCAAGAAACACAAATCCCTAATGATTTACAAAGTGGTTCTATGAACATTGGAGAAGCTACTTATCGTGGCTACACTCAAAAAGCTTATCTATCCGATGATGAGCAGTATAAAAAATTAATGTTACTTTTAATTGGTCCTACTCGAGCTGGAAAGAGTAAGTTAATGGCTAACCTTAGTAAAGATGCAATTAATAATGGCGAGTGTACAATCGTGTTTGATTTTATAAAGAAATGTGAGTTATCGGATGAGATTGCTTCATGTTTTCCAAAAGATAAAGTGTTAGAGATCTCATGCGATGATTTTGATAAATTGCAAGGGATCGGATATAACGAGGTAGGAATTAGCAACGACCCATTTAAACAATACGAAAATGCTAAGCGTCAAACGTCAAACACTTTAACTCTTATAAATTCAGTAAACGACACAGGAGAAAACAGCCGTTTAACACCCAAAATGGAGAGATATTTAGAAAGCGCCTGTTTAGTAGTTTATATCTCGAACGGCAGCTTAAAAGATGTTTTTGCAGTTCTGTTAAACCACCATACAAGGCACGATTACATCAATAGAGTACCAGAAAAGCAAAAAGAGTTTTTAAGTGAATATATTGACAGTTTATATGAATTAGACGATAAAAATAAAGACGGGGAAGTAATCGGAACAAGAGTTCAAGCAGGTATTATTGACCGTTTGAACGCACTTAAACGCAATACTTATATGGAATTGATGTTGAAGAAAAACACAAAACATAATATTAATCTTGTAGAAGAAATGCAAAAAAATCAGCTTATCGTAATCAAGATGCCTCAAAATATGTTTACAACAGATTCTGAAAAGGATATTTTCACAACCTATTGGATGACTAAAATTTGGTTGGCTTTACAAGTAAGAGCTGATAAGTATGACGAAAAGGACCTAATAAAAGTGAACTTATTAATTGACGAGATATATCAGGTAGATCACACTGAACAATTTTTAAAATCAAAACTTTCGCAGATTGCGAAGTTTGGCATGAAACCAATAATTAGTTGCCATTACATTAACCAATTGAAATACATGAGAGATGAGTTAAGAAGCGCCAACGCTTCATATATGCTCATAGCCGGATGTGATAAAAAGAACTTTGATGAATTAAAAGAAGAACTTTACCCATTTACTGCAGAAGATTTAAAAAACTTAAAACGATTTTATAGTTTGAATTACATCAAAACTAAGGATGGATATGCTCAATTTATTACTAAGTTACCCAAACCTATAGGATAATGAGAATAAAATAAACCAGGTAGCAATCAGGCCACCTGGTTTACATATTATTGTGCCACTGGTATTTCTAAAATAAGCTCTTCTGCTATTGTGTTGAAGTTAGTATCAACTGGTCCATCGATGTGTAACTTTAAGTTCTTAATATTTTCATCATGCTTCAACACCCAAATAACGCTATCTTCTAACGTTACTTTTCCTAGAAAATCCCCACCTACACTACCTGATAGAAACAAATCAGCCTCTACTTGTTGGCCAGTGTCGGTTACAAGTGTTCCTTGATCAGGATAGAAACTAACTGTATCATCAGTTGTATTTTCAGCAGACATATCCATCGTTACTACGGTCACTACATCTTGATTATCAAACATTTCTTTATAATCTTCTGCAACTTCCAGTGTGGAAACTTGAACAGCGCTAATTGCTAAATTCATCGGTCCAGCAGTATGAGTTTTATTTAACTCTTTATTTTTGTAGTTAACAGTTAATTTACCTATTTCTGATTCAGTTACTTCTCCATCTGTCTTTTCATCTTCAACTTCCTCTTTTTTTGGTTCAGTAGAAGTTGCTACTTTTTCTTCTTTAGGTTCCTCTGATGATGTTGTACTTTCTTCATTTCCTCCACAAGCAGCCAAAACAAGAACCATTAACATTGTTAAACTAATTAGTAATTTCTTCAATAAATTCATCCTCCTTAATATAATTAAATTGTATTGGCAAATAATAGAAAAATCTATAGCCAATATATAATACACATTAAAAGTTCATAACTTAACAGTATTGAAACAACATTCAAGATGTAGTAATATCAGTATGCTAATAAGTCTCAAAACATAGATTCATAAAGTGGGAGTGTTTTTTAATGAAATATGGGTATGCTCGTGTCTCAACTGTTAATCAAGATTTAGAAAGTCAAATACAAGCATTAAAATCAGAAAGTTGCGACGTAATATATAGCGAAAAATTTACTGGCACAAAATCAGATCGTCCAAAGTTTCAAAAAGTGCTTAGCGAACTAAAAGAAAACGATACTTTGGTTGTTACTAAATTAGATAGATTAGCGAGGAATACAAAGGAAGGTATTGAAATAATAGAATCATTATTTACAAAAGGTGTAAGGGTTCATGTTTTAAATGTAGGATTACTAGAAAATACAACGATGGGTAGATTCTTTTTACAAACTCTTTTAGCCGTTGCCGAAATGGAGAGGAATTTAATTGTTGAACGTACCCAGGAAGGAAAAGCGATTGCGAAACAAAGAGAAGGATTTACAGAAGGACGCCCAAAGAAGTTTACAAAAAAACAATTAGATCATGCAATGTCATTAAGGTTACAGGGATATTCTTTTAAGCAAGTTGCTGATGTAACAGGCATATCAATAAGCACATTAAAAAGAGAGTCTAGTAAACGGAATCTATCAATCTAATTTGTGGATAACTATTTTTATGTTGCAAAAATTATCCACAACCGTTAATATTCTTATTAATAAGAAATGAACGAAAAAACAAAAAAAGCCGACTGTTATAGAATGCGACCAACACTCTACAACCGTCATATCGTGATAGCGCCACGATACAACACTTGCCAGCTCTTTTTATGATTCATTATATATTCGTTATTTTATACGAAACATGAATCATAATCAATACTTTTACCCTCTTTCCTTTTTAGAAATTTCTTCCGGGTATTATTGACTGTAAAGCGTATGTATCGTAATTAATTGCGATCCATGCGCTTTTTTCGTTTTCCTTCAAATTAAGGAGCGAGAATAAATGTTATTAAACACAGAAGAAACCTATCAAAACCTACAACCCTTCTCATCAGTCGAAGAATTAAATCAAAATACAAAAGTTGTTCGCGAAAAGTTTGGTACCCTTTTAACGAAATCAGCACGAAATGTTTTAGATGTTCTTCATCGTTACTCATGTAAATTCCCTGGAGTTTGTTTTTTATCAAAAAGCAAGATTGCTAATATGCTAGAAATTTCTCGTAGAACTGTAATACGTGCCTGCGCCCTTCTTGAAAAATTAGGAATTATTAAACAACACGAAACGAAAAGAGCTACTGGAGACAAACGTCAATCTTCAAATGCAATTGTATTTATCAGCTTCATTTCTAAAGGTGACACACCAAAAAGTCACACCAAAAAGACTCCTAATAATACTCAAATTATTAATAATACAAATGACACAGAAATTAGCGAAAAGTCATTAAAAAAGAATTTAGTAAGTAATCTACCAACACCATTACAAAAAGCATTAGCGCCCTTCTTTGGATTAGAAGATCTTTATAAATTTGTTGGTATTATTTATAAAGCAAAAGCATCTGTAGACCGTGATATCAAATTAGAAAACTATGAAACAGATTACTATAATTCAATAATCAAAGTAATAAGAATGTACAAATTAGGCAAAGTTCGTAATTTCGAGGCCCTTTTATATACTGCAATTAAAACAACTACACGCTCTATCTGGCATAGAACAGCTTTTTTAGGAGCACTATAAACACTACCCGTAAATTATACGGTGAAAAATACGGTAGTTTTTTGTGGTATAGAAAATATACGGTAAATAATACGTAACATTTTTGATTTTCCCTATTGTAATACGGTAAATAATACGGTATATTCTATTTGTGGTACAGAAAATATACGGTAAATAATACGGTATGTTAAATAGGGGAGGAATATTCAATGGTGTTATTTGTGGCTGATCTTGGAAATAAACAAACAAAAATTAAATCTCAATTTAAAACGAAAGTGCTGCCAAGTCATTTTGTAGAAGCGAGCCAATACGGGAATCGTAATCTAATGAACTTTGCTAAATCTGAAAAAGATGTGAAGGATTTCATTAGTAGCAGAGATGAAGATTTCACTTACGTTTGGGGAAAAGATTTAGACGAAGATGTTGTAGAAGTAATCACTGATACGATTGGATTTGGTGCAAGTCGTTATTCTGGACGTGAATTCAGACTACTTACAGATTTCGCTTTAGCTGAATTAGCATTAGATTACAAAGAAGCAAGTGAAGGGATTTTGGAAGTTACAGTAGTAACAGGCGTACCGACTTCAGATTACGCACAAAGTGAAGCGTTATCAGCATTACAAAAAGCATTTAAAGGCGATCACAATGTCACGGTTAACGGGATTACACTAAATATTCGTGTGAAAGATTTAATCGTATTACCTCAGCCATTAGGAACAATCATCGATGTGATTAGCGATGAAGAAGGGAACATGATTGAAAATTCAATTACGAATGCCAATGTTGGTGTAGTGGATGTTGGTGGAGGAACTGTTTTAATTGATGCTCTAAGAAAAATGAACATGGCCGAAGATAGAAGGAATCAATTACAAAGAGGCGCATTCACTCTATATGAAGCAATACAAAAAGAACTTGTTTCACAAGGATATTCTATAAATGAGTACGAAACAGAATCGGTTGTTCGTGCTGGCAATGAACGAGAACGTTATCTTTGGTCTCCAGACGGGAATCAAACTATCAATATAACTGATACTGTGATGAAACAACGAAAACTTTTCACACGCAACATAGCAAGCTCAGTAAAAACAACTTATAAAGCTACAGATCGTATGCAAACAATTTTTATTACTGGTGGAGCAGCTAACTTATTAGTGAAAGACGAATTCCTTAAAGAAATCAAAGAAGCAAAGTTTGTTGAAGATAGCGAATTAGCCAACGTGAGAGGGTTTTATAAGTTCGGTTTATCAGAGGAGGTTTAAGTGTGACAACTAAGAAAAATCGACTAGAACTTGTTTTTGGTGTGCGTGATGAGGATTTGTTTAATTGGATGGTTGAAAACAATTTAAACTCAGCAACGGCCATTAAAAACATTTTACGAGCACAAATGATTTTAGGAGAAAATACAAAAGTTGCAACTCCTACAATTGAAAAAGAAGAAATCATAATCGAAAACAAAGAGCCTGAAAAAAAGGTTGGTTTTGCTGGAATAAACTATAAGAGAATGTAATTAATTATCAGCCACTAATTAACTTGGTTTTTAGTGGTTGAATCCTATTGTGCAACAAAGGAGGGCGTAAGATGTCTGTAACTTGTACAATGTTTTGCCCCAAGTGTGGTAAAGGTTATGTTGTTGAAGATTTACACCTACAAGACTTTTTTGTGATGGAAGAATGCAATGAATGTAATGAGAATAATGAGTTTTTATTTAAAGAGCAGATTTTTTAGAACCATATTGAGCAGGAAGGAGAGAGCTATTTGTATAACAGATTAGACGAAGTGAAAAGGCAGCACGAAGGTCAGAAGAAAATAGATTTCTTCGGAGCAACTCTTCATCCAGGAGATGTTGATTGGCTTATCGAACAAGCTGAAAAAGCACAACTATTAGAGCATCAAATTAATCGCTTTGAATACTTAGCTTCATACGAATATAGCTGGCAACTTGATAATGTAAAAGGCAACGGAAGTCGTTATCAAAAAGGCGCTTTAGAAGGTATGGAAAATTACAATCGCAAATGGAAAGAAGCTACAGAACGGGATATTAAAGCTTTGTGGTAAATGAATCCTATTGCGAAATAAGGAAGTGGAATAGATGAAGAAAAAATATAATGTACATTTAAAAAGTGGTCGTATTGTCGAAGTGGAATCAGAGTTCGTAAAAGTTAAAGAAAAGGTAATTATATTCGGTAATTATCGACAGTCGTTATCTGACCAATATATAAACGGTTCTCAAATAGTCGCCACTTTTAACTTGGATGACTATTCGTATTTTATTGAACTACGGCACTGAACAATTCGGAAATAAAGTTTGCTTGCTAGGTAAATAGTCATTCGAACAAAGTCGAACAAAATATGGAAAAAATTTGACAGCTTTTTAAAAAGCTGTTCTCTTTTTTTGTAAAAAGCAGAACATATATTCCCGTATCGTGTTATAATATCTATATAATATTTACCAAATAATGTTCACAACTATTTCATAAAATTACTAATTATAGTAAAATAGTAGTACATATGGAATGCTGCTCGTTCTGATAATATAAAGTATGTCAGTAGACGTACTCTTGTCGGTAAAAGTAGACATAGGTCTACTTCTTATCGTCTCTTATCCCTTACTTCAACAGAATGTAATTCATATAAATCCATTAGATCACAATCAAGAGCCCAAGAAATGTTGATTGCAACCAGGAAACTCATCATCCTTCGTCCTTGAGCATAATGGTTAATTTGCTGCTTTGTTACACCGATTCTTTCAGCTAATTCTTGTTGTGAAATATTTTTCTGTTTAAGTATGTCAGGCAAGAGACACTTACCGACATTATACAATTAGCTGTAGCACCACCTTTACCATCTGGAGGGAATTTATATTGAAAAAAACAATCGATTTAAAACACCTGTTAAAAATTCTGAATGCTATGAAGGTTGAAAATAAGCCAAATACTAAAGTTATTTCGTTAAACGAAGGTAACGAATCAGCCTAATCGCTTCTATAATCTCTTCATCTGTTGCTGCCACATTGTCTACTGTAAAGTTATATTTTTCTTTCAAGTCAGAGAGCTGCATATTCTCTTCCAGAAGTAGATCGCTCTCTGCTTCTGTAAAATCACCGAAAAAATAATCAGGACTAAGATTGTAAACTTTAGTAACTTTTTTTAATAATTCAATAGACACTCCGTACTTTCCTCTTTCTACCTTAGATAAATTACTTAAATCGTAATCTATCTTTTCAGCAAGTTGCTTCAATGTATCTTTATGATCTTTCCTTACTTTTCTTATCTTTTCGCCTATACTCAATTTTTCCATTTCTGAATGTCACCTCATACCTATTATATCGGACTATTGGTTTAATAAACCAAACATTTTGTTTGGAGACGGGAAAATTTATAAAATAATTGGTTATTAAAACCATTTTATGGTTGACTTTGTCAATTTAACCAATTATATTATAAATAGAGGTTGGTTATTACAACCAAATTAAATAAAAATTGGTTATCTCAACCAATGAAGGTGAGGGATGCGAAAATGAAACAAATTGCAATCATTCGAAAACAACAAGGAATGGAGCAAAAAGCATTAGCAGAAAAGGTAGGAATTCGCAATGATTCTCTCTGCAAGATTGAGAAGGGGAAAGGTACACCTAGCATGTCGCTTTTGTTTAAGATTGCCAAAGCCCTCAACGTAGAAGCGAAAGACTTATTTTAAGGATGTGAAATAGCATGAACCAAAATAATGAATCGTTATATATTGGGCAGAAAAATCGATTAAGAAAAGCTGTTAGTGAGCGTATTTACCAACTAACAAACAATCCAGGAGCTCGACCAGTATTATTCAGATCTCTATATGGAGATTTAAAACAACGCTACAAAGTCGAATCCTACCAATCTATTAAGCAACGAGATTTACCAGACGCATTAAATTACATTTCCAAATGGGGTCGATAGGGGAGAGATTATCAATGGCTACTTTCAGAGTACAGAAAAGAGAAGCATACGTAGTTCTAGATAAAGGGTTCTTAAATAATCCAAATTTAAGTTGGCAAGCGAAAGGGCTATTAGCTTATATGCTCTCGCTACCGAATGATTGGGTTTTTAACATTCGAGATTTATCAGGGAGAAGCAAGAATGGTCGAGATGCTACTAGAAGCACTGTAGATGAACTGGTTTCTGCTGGCTATATCGACAAGCAACAACACAGAGCAGAAAGAGGAAAATTTGGAAATGTAGAGTGGATTGTAAATGAACTACCGTTTACTGAAAACCCGACGACGGTTAATCCGGCAACGGTAAATCCGGATACGGATAATCCGTTTACGGAAAACCCGTCACTACTAATTAATAAAGAACTAAATAATAAAAAACTAAATAATAATCTAGATAATAAAGATAAAGACGCTGCTGTAAAAACGGCATTTAGTTTCTACGAAGAAAATGGATTTGGAACATTAAGCTCTTATATTGCAGAAAAGATTGGTAGTTGGATAGACGATCTCAACGAAGAAATTGTTGTTTATGCAATGCAGCTTGCTTTAGAAAATAACGTTCGTAAATGGAATTACGTTGAAACAGTCCTTAAAGACTGGAGCAACAAGAAATTTAAAACTGTTTCCGATATCGAAGCTGAACGATTACGCTATGAAACTATGAAAAAACAAAAACAATCGCCTGCAGCCAATAAACAAGGACATAAAGAAGTTGTTCCTGAGTGGTTCCATAAACGCAACGAAAAGAATGAGAGCCAGGAAGTTCTTAACAATGCCGATCTTGAGGAACGAAGAAATAGAATCTTAGCAGATTTGGGACAAGAGTAACTTAATAAATCCGAAAGCTTGGTGATTCGATGGAAGTAAAAATGTTTGAGCGCAAGGGATTTGTTCGTTTTGGACACTTTACAGAAACAGAGATTACAAGTTTGTTAGGAAAACAGTGGATTGAAGTGCATTCATGGCAACTAGAAAGTTACAAACCAAGACGTAAGAAAAAGAAAGCAAGAGTTAACTTAAACAAACACGGTATTCCGGTTTATGAATAGAGGGAGAACCAAATGAAACTGCCAATGGTAAAAGTGCAAAAAATAGATAGCTTGATTCATAGCATCAGCGAGGCCGAGTTCAAAGATTGGTCAATCACCGAGAAATATACACACCTAAAAGTCGTGGATAAGGATGGAGATACATTTGAAATTACATTTACCCCTAATAGCAAGCGACGAGGAAATTGAACATTACGCAGAACAATATTTAAACGACGGAATTTACGAACGACAAGAAATCGTATTTGAACATTACTTACAAATTCAATTAGCTATAAAGTCGCGAAATATTTGTAGTAGGGAGCGTGTTGTTTATGGGATGGAGAACACAGAACAACGGAATTATTCGGATTCGTCGGTCAGATCCTGCAGAACTTGAAGCAGCCATTAGCGCCAACAAAGAAAGAGGGTATGAATTAGTCAAAATAATTCAAGAGATGAGCCAAGATGATTTGAACTTTTTACAAAAGAGCTCCGATTACTACAATCGTGCATCAACTTCTAAGAGAGCCTTTAAATACGAGAATGGGAGTTATCCGGTTCAAATAGCTGTAATGCGAAAAGTGGGAGGTGTTTGAAATGTATATGTTGTTCTCTCAAAAAGCTCATGAGTTTGTTGATTTCGACTTCAAAACGAAACAAGTTACAGATTTTATAGAGCTTTGGAATCAAGGTAAATCATTAGCTGAAATCGCTACAGCCATTAGAAGAAATGAAGTTGAGTGCGCTTTGTTAGCAATGGATTTACACATCCTTGAAAAAATAAATGAACGGCCAAACGGGATTTTTGGGAGTCCGTTAGAGATGGAGGGCGAAACAGTTGGACATTAAAAGATTATTCGAGATTCAACACCAATTAGACGAACATATCAGAACAAATCACCCGGTATTACCTGGAGAGGATAGATTGAAAAAATTGATTTTAGCTCTACAAGTGGAATTAGGGGAGTGCGCCAACGAATGGAGAGGGTTTAAGTATTGGAGCAATAACCAAAATCCAAACATTTCGGAATTGTTAATGGAATATGTCGACTGCCTCCATTTCTTATTGTCAATTGGAAACACGTTGAACATTGGAGATGTGTTAAAAACTTTTGAACCTGAAGGAAATGATGTAGTTGATCTATTCAATCTACTTTTTGAACATATCAGTTTCCTTCTAGATAAAGAATGCCAAGGAGTTCATTTTTATTCAATGGTTTTTACAGACTTCCTGTTCTTAGGAAAGCAACTAGGATTCACAGAAGATGAAGTTGAAACGGCCTATCTAGAAAAAAACAAAATTAATTACAATCGGCAAAATTCAGGATATTGAGGTGACTAATAGTGGCACATTGCAAAGGGTGGTCTCAAGAAGATGTAGATTACTTAGAAGCACATTTTGGTAAATGTCACGTATCGAAAATCGCTAAACATTTAGAGCGAACAGAAAAAGCAGTTGTAGGAAAAGCGAGAAAGCTAGGATTAAACATCCAAACTGCTGGAGGTTATATAACGAGGGAAGATCTCGTTCGAAGTTTTAAAACGAATCGTCATGTAGTTAATTCATGGTTTGAAAAAGGGTTAAAATGCAGAAATTTAAAAATCGTGAAAAAAAACTATTACTTCATCGATATAGCAGATTTTTGGAAATGGGCCAAAGACAACATAGAATTAATCGATTTTTCAAATTTAGAACGAAATGTACTAATTCCAGAACCAAAGTGGCTAGATGAAGCTTGTAAAAACTCTTATAAAACGGCTGTTAAGAGAAATTTTAAACCGTGGTCTAATGTAGAAGAACAATATCTAGTGTCAAGGAGAAAACAAGGAGATTCCTTTAGAGACATTGCCACAGAATTAGAAAGAACTCAAAGAGCTGTAGTAGCAAGATACGCAAAATTGGTTGAAAGAGGTTTAGCACAAAGAAAACGCCACCTTATTTATTGGACAGAAAAAGAAGTGGAAATGTTTTTAGTAATGGATAAACAAGGCTTGCAAGATAAGGAGATAGCAGAAGAATTAGGCAGGGAAACAACGGATATTAAATACAAAAGAAAGCATCTGAGAATGCAAGGTTTGTACCAAGGACGCAAAAAAAGAAGTAGCAGATAAAACCGAAATAGCATAACTAGGAGGACTTGTAAGTGAATTTGAAAGCATTCAAACGCAATTACTTAATTTCCGAATTGACTCAGTTAGGCATTAAAAAAATAAACGGTAAATCGCTATCAACACTAGATGTAGACACACTCCAACAGAAACTGGCGATCATACGTGCAGCTAATTATTGAATTGGAGGAATCTAAATGAAACTAGTAAATATGAAAACTTCTGAAATAACAAAGAAAAGTGGAATCTACGCTATAAATTTCAAACCTGGAGCTATTTCATTTTCAGATGACCAAGATATAGTGTACACGAACCTAGAAGAAATTAAATTAGAGTGTTTTGTCAGGTCGCAAAAATTATGTTTTTCTAGCAATAAATTCAGTATAAAAACTCAAGTTAGAGATTCTCCTTACAAATTTAATACTTTATTTAGCCTTAAAGTGTTGACTGAAAATGAAATTTTTAATTTGCTGGTCTCTTACGAAATAGAAGAGTTCGAGAAAACGCAAAAAGACGAAATTGCCGATTTGATCATTCATTTAGAAAGTGTAAATTTGCAAAATGCAATCGATAGAGCATTAGACATGAGAGACTATGAAACTTTCAAAAAACTAACAGTCTAAAGGTGGGAAGAAAATGAAGTTGATTACTAGCAATCAATGTAACTGTTTTGAATCAATAAATGAAATTTATGAGAAATTCAACTGCGTTCCACCTCAAATACATTACGAAAACTGTATATATAACTACCAACGCACACTTTTCGAGGGGAAGACAGCAAAAATTGTTTATCGTTGCGAAACAGAACGACACAATCTAGTCATTTCCACTATTGGAAGTGTGGTAGTAAAAGTTGATGGTATTTACAGCATCGGAAAGGTGGCTGTTTAAATAATGGAACTACCTATCATCTTCTTTGTAGCAGTCGTAAACGATGGGTTAATGTACTGGCGAGATGATCGATTATACAAAACAGAAGAAGGCGCTCGGAAAAGACTAGAAGCATTAAAAAAGGACCATCCAAAAGAGTTGTGTGTACTTTATGCTGATGATTTCAAAAGGGCGTAGTTGAATCATAATGCGACATAAGAAAGGGTGGAAATAGATGAAAATTGAAGAAGGACTCGCACAAGTGACTATCGGTGAATTAGAAGAAGGTATGTTGTTTCGATATGATAATACAATCGCTTTAAAAACTGAATATAGAAACGATAAAGGTGCTTGTGAGTGCTACATTTTGGGAAGTGGCGAGATGTTTTATGGAGGAACAATTACTCCGAAAAAGCTAAACGAATTAATTGTTACACCAATATACATTGAGAGTGAGTAATGTCGGAATCCGAAAAGGGAGGAATGTTAATTTGTTTAAAAAGAATTGGATTGTTTATGCAATAACTGATAATCAAATTAGGAATACAGAAGGGCATAAAATCATTGTAGATAAAGCAACCAAAAGACAAGCTATTAACAAAATGTATGACCATCTTAATCATTATAGTTTCCGCAACATTGTAAAAATCGTAGCAATTAGAAAAAAATTTTAATGCACAATTCGTAGATAAAGCGAAAAAAAGAGAGGGGAAAATAGATGCGAAACACTTTAGGAGATTTAAATAATCATTTATTCGAACAATTGGAGCGTTTGAACGACGATGAATTAATTGGTGAAGATTTATCGAGAGAAATTAAACGAGCGAATGCGATTTCTACTGTTGCATCTCAAATTATCTCGAACGGGGAACTGGTGCTAAAAGCTCAAAGACATTACGACAACGATGATCGCCTGAATATCGATGCACAAAAGCCGAGAATGTTGGAGGGATAAAAATTGACAAGAACACCACCTCATAAGTACACAGATGAACAAATTCAATTTCTCAAAGACCATGTGAAAGGTCGCTCCTATGAGGATTTATGGAAATTATTTAATCAACAGTTCAATTTAGACCTTAAATTTACGCAGATTACAGGCAGCCTTAAAAGATACAAGCTGACAAACGGCATCAATGCACGTTTCTCTAAAGGTCAAACAGCTCATAACAAAGGCAAGAAATTTCCAGGTAAGACCAACAAAACGTCTTTTAAAAAAGGTCAAACAGCGCCTAATTATAAACCTGTCGGTAGTGAACGAATAACTGCTAAGGGTTATACGCTAGTAAAAGTAGCAGAACCATCGGAATGGAAACACAAACATGTAGTGGAATGGGAAAACGTCCATGGACCTATACCACAAGGGCATTGCTTAATATTTTTGGATGGAAACAGAAAGAATTTGGCAATCGAGAACTTAAAATTAATAACAAAAGCCCAACGCGCCAGAATGAACCAGAATCATTTGTTTACGGGTTATGCAGAAGGCACAAAAGCAGGAGTACTATTAGCTGATCTTTATGCCAAAATGAGCCAACGAAAAAAAGAGTTGAAATCAGGAGGGAAACGATGAACGTGGAATCAGTGGAACAAACAAACCTTTTCGAATTTATCGGATTAGGCACAGATCCCGTATTCAATAAATTAGAGAGGATGAGAACAGGCGACGAAATTCAAATTGGAGCCTATATGATTCGAAAAACAAGAAAGTTGTACGAAGTGGAAACAAAAGAGGTACACGAAGGATTCAGTCAATTAATGAGTTGTTATAGCTTTATCAGTTCAAACCTATAGAAGAAAGGAAATTCAGTTGCTAAGTTTATTTTTACCACAATATAAAAAAGACGTAGTTTCCGACAAAGCTACGTCTTTCTAAAAGGCTCTCTTTATTCATTGATTAAGACGATTATATCATAGGGAGGGCAATGGCACATGAAAAAAATTCCAAGAATCGATGAGAAAAAGACAAAATTAGCATTAGAGCTCGCATTAGAGAAGTATCGAAAATATTTAGTAACTCTTCCTGTTGATAAAATGCCCACAATCACAGCAAGTTACACACTCGCACCACCAAGTAATACAAATGTAGTCTCCAGTAAGACCGAAAATGCAGCAATTGAACGTGTGGAATTCGAACTCGAACGCACGAATTATATGAAAAGTATCATGGATGCCCTGAGTACATTGAAACCAGAAGAACGAACAATCATGATCGAACGCTACTTAAAAGAAGAGGTTAGTTATGATATTGATATTTGGACCGAATTAAATATTGGGAAAACCAAATACTATAAATTAAAATATCAAGCCATGTTACGTATGGCCTTTGCCCTGAAAGTGGAGGTTTATTTTAACGAAAGCCGTGGTGTTGCCGTATGACACGTGTTCAGCCAATACGAGATAAAGAGATGCTGCAGAACGTCAAACAGTATTTTAAAGAAACGAACGAACGAAATTACATTCTTTTTCTCATTGGCATTCATACGGGCTTACGCATTTCGGACATTCTCAAATTGAGAGTCCGGGATGTGCAAGGCTGGAATATCATCTTGCGAGAAAAAAAGACGAAGAAATATAAAGAAGTGAAGATGCCAAGTGAATTAAAAAAGGCTGTGAGGGGATTTGTGGACGGGAAGCAAAAGGACGAGTTCCTCATTAAAAGCCGAAAAGGGAAAAATAAGCCGATCACCAGAAAACGTGCTTATGAAATCTTGCGTGAAGCTGCTGATTATTTTGAGATGGAGCGCATCGGGACGCATACACTAAGAAAAACCTATGGCTATCAACACTATAAGAAATTTAAAGACATTGCGACCTTACAAAAAGCATTAAATCATTCCGATCCAGCCGATACACTCATCTATATTGGGATTGTTCAGGATGAATTAAATGCCTTACAGAATAAGATTGATTGGTAAACCTTCTAGCATCCTAGGAGGTTTTTTTGTTTTATGATAAGTTTTTGCGCCTAGAAAACGAATAGGTTCTTTTTTATGAAATGCACATTCATTATTTGAGGGTACTAGAAGCCTTTATACGACGTGTTTTGTAGCGAGGGTATGAATGTAACATAATACCGTAAAAGACCTGTTGAGAGGGTGGACAAGACTGTTATTTTTATGTGTATTTCATGCGATTCTGATAAGCGCGAACTTTTAGCGAACGATTTGCGAACGATTCGCGAACGTTTGGCGAACGATTCGCGAACGAAATGCGAACTCATTTTTGTTTTCGCTGTGGTAAATTGATATTAGCCATTGAATTCACCCTATTGATAAGCTGCATCCATTTTTGGATGTGGCTTTTATTTATGTTTTGAAATCCATCAATCAATTCGGTAGGTCCATTTGAAAACATAAAGGGAAGGTGAGGGCTATGCGTATTGAACACATCGTAGACAACGAGACAAAAGCGAGATTAAGTGTTTTGAAAGAAAGTAAGGGTAAAGTTCATCCGAAAAAGAAAAAGCCTAAGAAACGAAATAGAGAGGTTTTAGATGAAAGAGACCTGAAAGAGTTGATGGGAATGAACCGTCAAACCTACAGAAGAGTGAATGGTGCGATAAGACGTAAATAATTGTGGAGGGATAATTATGTTGGAACATACAGCAGAAGCGAAACGGTTTTATAAATCTGTTGCTTGGAAGAAATGCAGAGAGTCATACATTCAATCAGTATTCGGATTGTGCGAACGTTGCTCTGGTCCAGGAAAGATTGTTCACCATAAGAAGTACATCAATGCTTCAAATGTTAGTGATCCAATGATTACTCTAAACCACGACAACCTTGAATACCTTTGCCATGATTGTCACAACAAAGAACACTTTGAGAAGAGTAAAGC